GAAGTGGCGCAGCAGGCTGCCGTCGTTGCAGGCCACCTCGATCGTGAGCCGCTTCGCCTGCTCCGGGAACCGGGACAGCAGCAGTTCGGCGCCGCGGCTGTGGTAGGCCAGTTGCGCGGGCGAACCGCCGGAGTAGAAGCCGTAGTCGCCGCCGTAGATCTCGGCGTCGGGCACGACCTCCATCAGCTGGACGAGGCCGCAGTTGCCGCACACGCCGAGCTGCAGCGGGTACCAGGCTTCCTTCTCGTCGAGGCTGGCCGGGTACGTGTTCGCCAATGGTGTCTCTCCGAGGTCGAGGAACACGTCCAGCTTCGTGCCGGCGCAGGCGCCGCAGGCGAGGCGCTTCATGCCGTCCACTTCCCCGCGAACAGCCGCTCCGACTCGATGAACCGCGCCTCGATCTCCGGCGACTTCCACCCGACCGTCGTGTGATGGTGCGTGTCCACATCCACCACGACGACCCGCTTACCGGCCGCCCGCGCGTGCAAGCACACGTCATCCCACCCGGACCGGAAATCGGTGTACCGCTCGTCGCAGCGCAGGTTCTCCACCGCCCACGGCGAGAACACCACGATCGAGCCCTCGAGCATGTCCACGTCCCCGGCCCGTCGGCCGAAGTCGAGCAAGCCGGAGTCGGTCATCTGGTGGCCGATCGGGTTGTGATCCCACCAGCGCAGCGACGGGCCGCCGCCGGCAACGCCGACCAGCGCCACATCATCCTCGAGGGCGGCGAGGAACTTGAACTCCGCTGCCGGGTCGGTGATCTCGAGGTCGTCGTGGAGCAGGATCACCGCGTCCATGCCCCGGCCTTTGTAGGCGTCGAGGATGGTGTTGTACGCGACGCCGATCGACGGCTGGGCGGACAGGATGATCAGCGGCCGGTCCTTGTCGCCGACCAGGGGGAAGATGTTGCGGGGCAGCTTCTCCCACGAGCCGACGCAAGCGCCGTAGCCGATCACTTCGCGCCCCACTTGGCCGCGAACGTCTCGCGGTCCTTCTCGGCCTGCCGCGCCAGCACCCCGTGCGTTGAGGAGTTAGCCTGCGCGTTCACGACCACCGGACCGGGCACGCCGAGCACGCCGCCGGCCTGGATCGCCTGACGGCAGAAGTCGTCGTCGAAGTACCACCAGTGCATCGACTCGTCCGCCCGCAGGTCGGCCTCGCCGCGAACGACGAACGCGTGCGGGGCCATCCGCCGCGAGCGGTCGAAGTTGAAGTCCGTCAGCAGGTCCGGCGCCGGGATCGGACGATCGCCGGTGTGTGCCACCACGGCGGTTTCGTGCTCGCGCAGGGCCGTCGCGGTGGCGTTGAACCAGCCGGCCGGGACGACGCTGTCATCGTTGAGCACGGCGACGTCCCATGGGTCCTGCCAGAACTTCCGGTCATGCAGCTTCTCGCACCGGTCAAACATCACGTTCCAGAACCGAGCCAGGTTCGGCGGCTGCTCCTCGTCGCGGATCACCTCGACCGTGCAGTGCTCCGGCACCGAGGACTGAAGGTGCTTCTCGTCCACCGGCGGCGTCGACGCGTTGTCCAACACCACGATCCGGTCACACTGCGAACCCAGCGATACCACCAACGACAGCAACCGGGCGGGCCGGTTGTGCGTCGGGATGATCGCGTACCGGGGCACCGTCCACGTCGGGGCCGGCACCCTCGCCTCGTCCCCCGGCTCCGGCGGCGGCGGGGCCGCGCGCATCGCCCGCTGCTCCCAGTAGTGCTCCTCGCCCAACCACACCGTCTTCGCGTGCGACGTCTTCACACCCGTGTGCACGTGGATCGGGATGTTCAGCGCGTTGGCGCGCACGCAGAACGCCAGATCCTCCGAGATCATGTGCCCCGTGGTCGGGTTCCGGGTGCGGGTGTACCAGTTCGGCCCGAACTCCGCCTCGATCCGCTCGAACACCGACCGGTGGATCAGCACACACGCCGATCCGACCCCGTCACAGCGCACAACCGCGTTCTGCGCGTAGTTCCAGCGGATGTCGAACCCGACCTCGCCGTCGATGTGCTTCCAGTCCATGATGACCGGCGTCGCCAGAGCGAACCGGCCGCCCATGCCGTCCTCCTCGGCGTCCCGGTTCGCGAACGTCAACGCAGACATGATCGGCCGTAGCTCCGAATCGGCGGCCGCGAACAGCTGGTCCACCGTGTCGGGCATGAAGCCCATGTCGGTGTCCACCCACCACAACCAGTCCGCGCCGGCGTCGGCGAGGAAGTTCTTGACGGCGCCGTTGCGGGCATCCGGCAAGGCGTCGGTCCCGCACCGCCACTGCAGCGGCTGCGTGTTCCACAGCCGGGCCTCGCTCGCCAGGTCGAACGCCATCAGGTAGAACAGCGAATGGTGGAACGAGTAGTCCACCGTCTTGCCGTTGTGGATGTACGCGACCGTGACCGCGGTCGCCGGGTCACGCTTCGGTTCCGGCAGCGGGTTGTCCATCACGAACTTGATCGCGTCCTCGGGCATGATTCCGCCGCGCACGTAGGCGGCGATTGTCTCGTCAGCGTCTGACATCAGAGTCCTTCACGGATGGTTTCTGGATGGTTGAACCTGCGGCCGGCCAACCATCCAAGAAGTCCGGCCGCAGGAGATCGGTCAGGTGTCGATGCACAGGAGGCACGCGCTGTCTGCGCTACAGCCGCACTCCCGCTTGTGGGCCTGTTCGTCCTCGCGGTCGGCATCCTTTAGCTGCCACCTGTACTGCTCGTCGATCCATACGTCGTCGTCCTTCTGGCGCTTGCCGTTGTTCGACGAACCACAAAGGATCCGGATGTTGCGAGCGTGGTGCCTGGCCCAGTCATCGGGAAACCGCGGCGGATGGATGTGATCGAACTGCACGTCCCGAGTGCCTTCGAAGGGTCGGCCACAGTTCAGGCAACCAGCATGTTGCCGCAGGAAGGCATCCAGAAGAGGAAGCAGCCTGATCCAGCAAGGCCCACGCTTGTCATGCAGGATCCACTGCCTGCTTGTATGCGTCTTGCGGGCCAGATCGTCGGCTCGCCGGGTCAGGATGTGCAGCGCGAGGTTTTCTGACTTGTCCTGGTGCCGCTTGGTCTCCTGATGGAATCGGCAACTCGTGTCGAATTCCCAAACGGTACCGTTTGGGGAATCGCGCCAGCGACCGTTGAAATCCTCAACCAGCGCCGTCTCGCCGCCGAGTTTGCACAGGGCGTGCGTCTGGTCAGGCCGCTGGTACGGCATATGACTTCTCCCGGATATGCGGGACATCCCGCGCCGTTAGTTTCACTCCGCCGTTCGTCCTCAGCACATGTGGACTTCCAGGCCGGAGTTCTCAACTGGCCGTCCCGGCCCCCAGACTCCCCTGGGCGGCTGCGGCTTGCGCTTGGTGAAGATGAGCCCGACCTTCTTGAGTTCGACGTCGCGGTCGAAGCCCGGCCCGGTGGGCTTGACTGGCTGGGGGTTCTTTCGGGGCTTCGGCCCAGGCTTAGGCACCACGGCGAACGCTTCGCTTCTCGCCCGGGTTCGCCGTGGCCTCCTCGACCTCGTTCAGCTCCATGTCGAAACCCGGCGGCGCCACCGTGTACAGCAGCCCGAACCGCGCATCGGACGTGAACAGCGCCGGACGACGCTTCACCACCGGATCCGACGCCGGCCAGTGCGAACCCTTCAGCACCGGGATCGCCGTCCCGTCGGGCATGCCGACCGTCTCCGAGCCCATCGCGTACACCACGTCAATCACTGCGCCACCTTCTTCGGCGCCGGGTACGCCTTCCCGCCGCCGTCGGCCATGTCGTGCATCGCCTTGTCGTGCCCGCCATCAAGCCGACGGCAAATCGGACACGCCTCAGTACCTGGCTGCATCGCAGCCTCCTTCGGGCATGCGAAAACCCCGGGCCAGAAGGCTCCGGGGCTCGCGGTGGATGGTTGGAACTAGATGTCGAAACCGAGCTTGCGCAACTCGGCGTCGATGATTGCGACCCCCGCAGCGTCGCCGTCGGACTCGCGGTGACCGCGGTCCCACATCAACTTCTGCACCAGCGGGTCGACGGAGGCGGCCGCGTCGGCAAGGCCGGACTTGGCGGCCTTCGTCTTCGGCTCAGACTTCTCGGCGGCAGGCTTGTCGGCGTTGGGGACGTCGGCGGTGGTGACGGGCATCAGGGCTCCCTCTACATCAGACGGAGTTGCTGGACCTCGAGCGCGACCTCATACAGCCGCTTCGCGATCGCGGGATCTTCCTTGATGAGGCCAAGCGCCGCGTTGCACGGGTTGCAGGCGATGAACCGGACCGTGTTCGTCTCGTGGCAGTGGTCGACCGACCAGCCCTTGCCGTTCGGAGCATCGGTACGGCAGATGTAGCAGCGGCCGCCCTGACCCGCGAGCATCTCGTCGAACGCCTCGGGCGTCAGGCCGTATTTGTTGTAGCGATGCAGTTGGCCGGGGGTGTACTCGCGGGCGCCCTCGGGACGAGGATTGCGCACTCGGTGGGCCGGGCCAGTCGAACCACTGGCCTTTACCCGGTGATCGTGCATATCGCAGAGGCTGTTCGCGCGCCTTGGATTCTCACAGCCGTCGACGACGCAGGTCTTTCCTCTGCCCTCGCCCCAGGTCGTCAGCTTCACGGCTGGCCCCACCTCGCCGGTGGCCATCAGTCGCTGATAGTGCATCTCGCACCAGCCGCGTTTGCGGGACGGTCTTGAGCATCCATCGGGATGCTGGCACGTAGCATTGGACATGTCGGGCACCTCTCGCATAGGTGTTCCGGCCGATGCCGGGGAGGTCGCACTCCCCGGCATCACCGTTAGTACGTCTAGCTTACTCGCCGATCACGTGTTCACGAGAAGGCGGAAGCCCGAGGTGTTCACGACGCCGCCGCCAATTCTCGAATACGCAAACCAGCCCCGGGTGCCTGAGGGCAAATTGGTCGTTGTGGAAAAAAGGTGCGGAATGAGCTCAACGCTCATGCCCCCTCTGCGTGCAATTAGGTAGTTTTGGAAGTCGCCCACGAGCACGAGCCCGGAGTTGGCCGACGTCGACGTGGTGGTGTCGGGCATGTACGGCGACTCGTAGACCGGCTTGGCGAACAGCGCGTCCGCCCAGCCTTCGGGCAGGGTGGCGGTGACCGCGTGGTACACGTTCGCCGTACCCAGCTGCCGGATCTTGTTGTTGGTGTCGACGGACATCAGCCAGGACGCCTTGCGGCGGAACCGCTGCGGGAGCGCCTTCCACACGGCGTACGGGTCGTTGGCGCCGAAGTTGGTGCCGGAGGTCTGGACGCCGATGCGGCAGGCGGTGGCGGCCGAGATGTCGGTCAGGACGCCCTTGGGCTCGCCGGTGCCGGAGCCGCGGGTGAACTTGTCGACGAGGAGTTCGTCGTAGCCGTTGGACAGCAGCGTGGACATCTCGGACGCGAAGCCGGGGTAGTCCTGGCCAACCTCGATCGAGTACGGGATGAAACCGCGGGCCATGAACACGGTGACCGTGGGCTGGGCGAGCGTCGGGGAGTCGTCGGAGACCTCGACGTTCTCAGCGTCGAAGGACCAGGTGACACCGGCCGAGTTGACGCCCTTCCAGGCGTTGGTGTTGACGTCGACCTGGCGGGCGATCTGCAGGAACGGGTTGTCCGTACCCTGCGCCGTCATGATGATCGACGGGTCGATGAACACCGGGATGCCGAAGCCGCCGGCGGTGGTGGTGCCTTCGGACATGGTCCGGTACTCGTCCCAGGCCCGCATCGCGTTGCGCTCTTCCTCGGTGAGGTACATCGCACCGTTGGGGCGGGTGACCAGCTTGAGCCACGCGTCGCGGTAGGAGTCGTTCTCGGTGACGAGGATGCGCCGGGCGATGTCGGTGGACCGGCGGACCTGCCGCTCGACCTCGTCCTTCTCGTCGGAGCGCATGTGGGCGGTGCTGCTGCGGTCGTCGAGCTTGCGCAGCGCCATGTCGCGCGCTTCGGCGTTGGTCATGCGCAGGACGCCGCCGGTGTAGTCGTCCAGGCCGTTGCGGACGTGGGCGTACGCGGCCTTGACGGCGGCGGGGCGGCGGGAGAACACCTCACTGACGGCGCGGTGCTCTTCGATGCGCTTGAGGGCGGCTTCGCGCACGCGCAGGCCGTAGGCGAACGCCTTGTCTTCGGCGCTGTCCATGGTGCGCATCTCGCCGGTCTCTTCGTAGACCAGCGACTTGAGGTGCGCGTCCATGATCTCGATCAGGTTGCGCAGCTCTTCGGGGGTCTTGTGCTGGACCTCTTCGGGGATGTCGTTGGGGCCGAGGGCGGCGGCGTCCTTGCCGCGCATCTCCTCGAGGATGTTGTCGAGCATGGGGTTTCCTTTATGGGAGGACTGGACGCAGCAGGGCGAGTGCCCGTGCCGCTTCGGTGCTGGTGGTGCCGGTTGACGCTTCGTCCTCCCAGGACTCGTCGTCGGTCTCACCGCCGTGGGCGCTCCGCGCGGCCCACTGCCCGGTGAAGTAGGGGAGATCGACCGCTTCGCCGATCGCGTCGGCGAGCTCTTCGATCAGTGCGGCGCGGTCCTCTTCGGTGGCGGATGCCAGCAGGGATCGCACGGTGACGGACGTCTGCGCGTAGGCGGGGAACACGACGGGGCCGGCCTCGTGCACGTCGGCGTCGAGGATGTCGCGCTTGTCGACGCCGTCTTTGTTGCGCCGGTTCCACCGGTCGCCACCGGGCTTCTTCACGGAGAACCGGAACGACATGCCCTTGATGGCCTTGCCCTGGATGGCCTGCCGGACGGGCTCGACCACGGGGTTGTCGAACAGGCGGCCGCGGACGAAGTAGCCGCGGGAGTCCTTGTCGAACGTGTCGTAGACGCCGATGGGGACGGTGCCGACGCGCGGGTCTTTGCCGTGGTCGAACTGCATGACCGGGTAGCCGCCGCGCAGGGACCGGTCGGCGAAGCCGGGGTGGAGTTCTTCGTCGAAGTCGCCGCCGCGGTCGGGGATGCGGGCTACGGATCCGAACATGGCCACGTAGCCCTCAAGGGTGCGGCCGTCGGTGCCACTGGAGCGCATTTCGAAGTCGAAGCCGCGGGTGCAGGTCTCCGGGACGGACCGGTGTCCGTGGTTCTTCGACAGGTGTGGCGCGATGTCGTCGATGAGGCGCTGCTGCATCTCGGTCAACGTGCCGGACGTTTTCAGGTTCCGCTGGCGTAACGCGAGGGTCAGCTTCTCGCCGCGCAGGTTCCTCGCCGCCGCCTGGGCTTCTTCCATCGAGGTGGCTTTGCCGATGTGGTCGGCTGCGGTGAGATGGGGGCCGATGGACTCGATCAGCCGTTCCTGCATTTCCCGCAGCTTCCCGCTGGTTTTTAGGTTGCGTTCCCGCAGTGCGGCGGTGAGGTGCTCGTTGCTCATCCCGTGCACGATCGTGCGGGCCTGCTCTATGGACGTGGCCTGGTGCAGGCGGGCCACGGCGTCTGCGTGTGCCGGTGTGGCTTTTCCGCCAATGGGGATCCAGCCGTGCCGGAACTTGAACCGCTCCTCGGGGCTGTCGAGGGCAGACGTCATCGCCCACACCACCTTTCGGGGACGTGGGCTTCGCGCCCGGTGTGCTGTTAGCCGGGTCCTACGCGGTGACCGCGTGGCGGCTTGCCGTGGGTGACCCTGTTCAGATCGGACCCGGCCGCGAAGTGGAAGACCTCGATGAACCAGCGCGAGGCGTAGATCTTCGCCTTCTCGGGTCCGACGTACTTGGTGAGGTGCGCGACGAGCGTGGTCCACGGCTTCGGCGACTCGGCCCACTTCGCCAGCCCGGGGCCGACCGTCCAGTAGTGGTGCAGTTCGTCATGCCCGGGTGTGACGTCGTGGCCGAGGGCGCGGGTAACGCCGAGGAGGTCAAGTGCGCGGGCCGCCTTCTTCCGCGGTGCCAGCGGCACCAGCGCGTCGATCTGCTCCTTCGGCACACCCCGGCTACGCAACCGGGCCCGCTTCTGTGCGGGGGTCAGGTCGGCGGGCAGGGAGGAGAGGATGGTGGCGGGGTCGGGGGCCCCGGATCCGATCGGCGACTTCGGGGTGGCCAGCTCACCCTCAATGTCGGCGCTGGTGTTCCCCTCCGGGTTCATGTGCCACGACCACGACGAGTTCGCCGGAACGACATCGCTCTCAACCCGCCGGCCGGTCTCCACGTCGTGGCCGATGATGCGCGCCTGCGGCTTCTCCCCGGAGAAGTGGAAGTGCTCCAGGCCCCCGACTGCGCCAGCCTTGCCGGGCTGGTTGAGCTTGATCGGGTCCCCGTTCTGGTCGAGGGGCTCGATGCGCTGAACGACGACTCGCACCGGCCGGGATCCGGGCGTCGCGTCGTTGCCGAACGTGCCGCCCTTGCCGATGTGGCCCTCGATGATGGCGCCGCGGTTGAGTTTGGTCAGCGAAAGCCGGGACTCCGCGGCTTTCTGGGCCGGCAACACGTCGCCGGTCAGTGCGCCGCTCGGTGCCGCGCCCTCGCGTCCGCCCATACCCCGGGGATCGATGCGGTACCTCACCCCATCGGCCGCAGTGTCCTTCTGTAGCACGCCCTTCGCGACCAGGCCGTCCGCGTGGCGTCGCGCTAATGGCGACAGCGCGTCGGAGTGCACCCAGCCCTTGTTTGCGAAGGTGCCACTGCCGCCCAGTGCGTGCACCTCGCCGATCGCGGTGAGTTCGTCTGTCGTCAGGGCGCTGGACGGCTCGACGGCCTTGCCCGGCGCCGCCTTGGCCGCCTTCTTCGCCGCCGGTGCGCTCGGCGCCCCACCCACCCGCGCCTGCTCCGCCTTGGCGGGGACGACTTCGACCTCAAGGTGCCGCGCGCCGCTGGACGTCAGGCCGTGGTCGGCGACGACCCGGTAGGTCTGGCCACGCCCCAGCAGAACCTCGGTCTCGCCGAGTCCGTCGATCTGCAGAGCGGGCGTGCCCTCCGGCGAGTGAATCTCCAGCAGCGCCGAGCCGTTGCCCGAGAACGAATGCTCGGCCACGCCGCGCCGGGTCGACGTCGACGCGAACCCCTTGTCGGTCCACGTGTGGCCGGCCGCATCACCGGACGGAATGCCGATGTCTTCAAGCCGAACGCCGCGCCACGTCCGCATCGGGCCAGCGGTGTGGGACTGGGCCATGACGCGGTCGAGCGCGGCGATCTGCCGATCCGCCTTAGCCGCATCCTTCGGATCGACGGGCGGCAGTCGGGGGTCGCGCGGTCGACCAGCCTCGCCGAAACGCAGCCGATCATTGACGAAGAAGGGTCGGCGCAGGTACTCGGTCACGGCCGCCGCCGCGCCCCGGTCGCCGCCCTCCAGGCCGTCGAACCTGTCGACCTTCCAAGTGCCCGAATCGGAAGATGCACCTGGACGGAAAACAGCCGCGATCGGTACCGGCGTCACGCCGCGCTTCGGTTCGTGCACGGATGTGGGCGGCGGCTCCTTCGGTACCGGACCGCCAGCGAGTTTCTCTATCGCCCGCGCCGCATCTTCGAGGCGCCCGGCCTCGTCGAGGTTCTGCTGCCCCTTGTTGTGCTGGAGCGAGCCGGGAGCGTTGTTGCCAAGCCGCATGCTGGCGAGACCCCGTTGGGTCTGCGAGGCATCACGGAGGTGCTTCGCCAGGTTGTGGAGGTCTGCCGTGTTGCCGCTCTCGGCGCGCTTCACGGCGGCCTCGCGCAGCGAGTCGGGCTGGATGTCGACGCCGGCCTTGGCCAGCTCGTCGCGCACGTTCGCCGGCGGTGCGACCTTCGGTGCGGCCTTCGCCTGCTCCGCCTTGGCGTAGTCCGCCAACTCGGTGTGCCCGTTGTCCCGCGCCCATGCTTCCAGGGCGCCCATGTCGTCGAACGACTTGATCGCCCGACCGGTGCGCTTACCGGTGTCCGACTCGCGGTACAGCGACAGCTTCCCGGTGGACGGGTTGCCGAAGATGCCGACGTCGGTGGCGGTGCCAGCGTGTTGGATGGTGAACCGGCGGTGGTCCTTCCCGACGCCGGGCAGGCGTGGGGACTGCGCCTTCTTCGCCGCCACACCCGCACGCACGTCATCCAGCAACGCCTTGACGATGTCCTCACGCGGCGCACCACGCTTCAACGTGATCCCGCGCGCCACCGCCGCCTTACGCAACGGCTCACGGTCGATCGGCTTCCCGTCCAACGTGAACGGGTCGTCCGGGCCGTCGCCCCTCGACCAGTCCTCGAGCGCCTTCGCGATCGCCTTCGTGATACCGCCGGCCGTCCACCGGCCGCCACCCTCGTGGTGGCCGGGGATGCGGAGTTCCTTCGAGACGTCGTGCGCCCGCTCGTCCCAGTCGGCGCCGGCGGACCGCTGCACGACCTCATCGATCGCGTCGAGAATGGCCTGCGCCGTCTCGTCCGGCTCGTCATCCTCCGCCTCGTCGGAGTCCCGCTGCTCCCACTGCGCCTCGAATGCCAGGTCGCGCTGCCCGGCCCCGACGCACGGCGACAGGCGGACCGCGTCCTGCATCTTGTGCAGCATCGACGGCGACAGGTGCCCGTTGGGCTTCTTGACCCCGAGGCGCTCCTGCATCTGCTTGACCGCGGCCTCGGTCTCCGGCCCGTACTGGCCGTCCTGCGGCACCTTGAACCCGAGCAGGTTCATCGCGTACTGGGCGTAGCGCACATCCTCGCCCGAGTCGCCGGCCTTCATCGTGCGCGGCTCCGCCGGCGGCTGCGGGGTGCCGGACGGCACCGGGGCGGCGGCCTTTTTCTTCCCGCTGCCGGAGCTGTATGCCGAGTCGGGCGGCAGGATGCTCTTATAGCCCGGCTGGGTGGTCGAGGTGCCCGCGGTGGTCCCGAACTGGCCGCCCTTGGAGCTACCGGCCGGCACGTGCGGGGGCTGGTATCCGCCTCCGGTGCCGGTGTTCTCCGACTGGGTGGCGCGCACCTCGATGCCGAGCAGGGCCAGTTCGCGGGCGCGGGACGCGACGTCCATCAGAACCCCGCCGGAACTGGGGGAAGCGCAGCCGGGGCAGCCGCGGCGTCATTCGACCCGGTCGCGTTCGGGGCCGCCTGACCGGGCGGCTGCAGCTGCACGCTGACCAAGTCGGTGTGCTTGAGCAGCGTCACATCGCCCGCGTTCACCGCCGCCACAGCCGACTCCGGCGTGAAACCGGCGTTCACATAGCCCACGATCGTGGTCTGCTTCACCTGCTCGATGTCCGCCGCATCACGCGCGTCCTCGCGCAGGATCGGCATGTCACTCGGGTCGAACCACAGATCCGCATCCGAGGGCACGTTCACCAGCGGCGCCAACGCCGCGGCCAGATTCTGCAACGTCGGGTACACCCACGTGTCGGCGAAGATCCGCCGCGCCATGCCGAAGTTCCCGGCGTTCAACGACGACCCGGCCAGGCCCTCCGAGATGCCCAACACCGACGCCGGCACCCGCGACAGGGCCGAAATCCGCGTCTCCGAACCGCCCTGAATGTTCTTCAGGTCCATGTCCTTGAAGTTCGACCCGACCACCGTCGCGTCCGCACCCGCCGTCAGGTACAGAGTGCGGTACGCGTTGGCGACACCGGTGTGGCGGGACTCCATCATCGCCACCAGCTCGTCGAACTGGGACTGCGTCGCCGCCGGGATGCCCTTCACGACCAGATTCGGCGTCGCGTTGTTCTTGAAGAAGGCGACCTTGTGCTGCGTGGCGGCCTCGTCCAGTTGGATGTCACGCACCGCCGGGGTGATCCACGACATGCCGATGCCGCCGCCCTGCGGGTCCGGGATCGGCGACCAGTGCGCCACCTCGTCCGGCAGCAGGATCTCCACCCGGTTCGCGTAACCCGTCAACGCCCCGTTACCGGGTGCGGACAGGCCGCCGTTGGCGTACGCGTAGCCGATAACCTCGCCGTCCAGGGCCGTCGCGGCGTCCTCGGGCTCCTGCTGCGACCCGTAGACCACCGCGACCCAGTCCGGGCGCAGCACCCGCAGCCGACCCTTGGTCCGATTCGTCACATAGGAGTTGCCAGCCGGCCCGGCGTGCCATTCCATCATCGCCAACATGTCGCCGGTCGTCCCGTTCGGCCACGGCCGCTCGAGCAGCGTCAAATCACGGGTGCCGAACGTTTTGCGCTGCTTGCCGCTCGAGCCGCGGTTGCGGAAGGTGAATTTCGCCTGCGACAACACCAACGCGCGGACCATCTGCGCCGCGAACGCGGGCGGGCAGCGCCGCAACGCCGCCGCATACGAGTCCAGCGTCGCCATGATCTCGGTGACCCGCATGTGCGGCGAGGTCATCTGCAGACCGTTGAGCGTGCCGTAGCCGAACTGGTTGACGGCCGGGATCAGGAAATCCTGAAGCCACCCGTCGACCGAACCGCGCTTCTCCGACCGGACCAAGGCCGTCGAGATCCGGTCAGCCAGCACGGCTCGACTTCATTCCGGCCTCAAAGCCGACCTGGATAGCCGCGATAGTGAAGCGCAACGCCAGGAAACCCTTCGCCGCCGACCAGCCGATGCCGAAAAACGGCGCCATCAACAGCGATAGCAGCAGCGGACCCAACCGCAGCGCGGCCGCCCTGACGGCGATGCGGTCAACCGGGACGCGGTCGAGGACGGCCACGGGCACTCCTGTCCTAGCGCCACGCGCCGAAGAACGGGGTGTCTACCACCCGTGTTGAATAGGCCCACAACGCGTTCGAGCACCCGATCAGGGGCGTGATGTCCACCGTCGCGGCCATCTGGTCCCACGCCCACGCCGCCGACAGCGGCCGCTTCAGCGCACCAGCAACCGCAGCAGTCAGGTCGGCCTGGCCGCGGTGGCGAATGATCCGCGGGTCGCGGCCCATCTCGCCCGTCGCCGGATCCTGCGCCGGAAGGCCCGAAACGCCGTCGAAGAACGCCCCCGCAGCCGCCGCCACGTCCCGCGCCGACGGCTTGGTGAGCTCGATGCCGGCCTCTTCGAGCTCGGCGATCAGCGAACCGGCTGGGCCGCCGGCGTCGACGACTACCGCGCACGGCTTCCACCGGGCCACGAGATCCTTCAGCCGCTCAACCACCCAGCCGGTGCCCTGCCGACGGTCAACGATCTCCACATGCCGCAGACCGTCCTGCCGGGCCCCCGCGGTGCAGATCGTCGCCCACTGCCGGTCCGTCGACACGACCACGGCGAACGCCACCGGGTCCAAGGCGGACGAGGACTCGTCGGCCGCGGCGTGCCAGTCGGCCTTCGGGATGACCAACCAGGGCTCCGCGGCACTCTTCGGCCACACGCCCAGCCGTTCCCTTCGAAACCCTTCCGTCGACATGGCCGCACGCTCGCGGGCGACGGACTGCTCCGAGATCCGGTAGCCCATCGTCGGGTTGGCTGCCCACCACGCCTCGCGGTCGTCGGCGTCGACATCCTCGTTTGAGCCCCAGTCGAACCAGCACAGGCCCTCAGAACCGCCCGGATACTCGCCCCGAGCGCGCACCGCGTACAGCGGAAGGCCCGACACACCGTCGAGCGGCGGTGAGGAGGTGTACCAGGTCTGCGGGTTTGGCTGCGCCGAGATGGTCGGCATCAGCGCTTCGATGTGCTCGTCGGTCAGCGCGAACGCCTCGTCGAGGATCACCACTGCAGCTGGGAAGCCACGCCCGGAGCCCTTCGTACGGGCCATGAACCGCAGCGCCCGACCATCGCGGAGCACGATGCCCTCAGTTCCGGGAGCCTTCGGGTATGCGGCGACCTTGCGGTGCAGGTCTGGGGTCTGGCGGATCAGCCGCTCGATGCGGCGGTAGTGATCCATGGACGTCTTGAACTCGTGCGACGTGTGCAGGATCGACTCGCCGAACAGGAACAGGCCGGCGAGTTCCCGGGCCTCGAGCACCGTCCCCTTGCCGTTCTGTCGGGGCACGACCAGGCCCACCTCGGGCGTGGCCCACGTACCGCCCGGCAACTCACCCAGCGAAGCGCGCAGAACGTCCTGCTGCCACGGGTACAGGTTCAGGCCCGCGGACGCGGCGAGGTCGATCGCGTCCTGGCCGGCCGACGTCGAGGAGGACGGGTAGCTACTGACCCGCGGCGTCTGCGAGCCGTGCCGCACGTCGAGCAGCGAGCTGGTCACTAGGCGACTGCTCCTTTGCGACCGGCATTGACTCGATCTCCGCAATCACCACTCGGAGTTCCTTCACTAGGGCGACGAGCATCCGACCATCGCCCATGCCACACACGCAGT